CCCGTCGGGATTATTCCGCCACCAGAGATCGCCGACCGCCGGACTCGCCGGCGGGCTCGGCTGAATGGTGACGCGGCTGCCGCCTGCGGCGAGCGTCGCCCAGACGGTGTCGAAATCCGCCCCGGTCGCCTTCTCGAGTACCTGCCCGGCGGTTCCCCCCGCCGGCACCCCTGGCCCCGCCGGCCCGGCAGGCCCCGGCGGTCCGGGGGTGCCCGCGCCGCCTGCCCCCGCCGTCCGCCGCGGCGGGCGCCACTGCGGGAGCGGAGGTCCCGTCACGGTCGCGCCGGGCATGGCGGGCCCGTGTAGCGCGCGACCCCGGGGGGCGTCTAGGTGGCGTCGTCCACGCGCGCGCGGTCAGCGCCCGCCCGTCTCCTCGGGCCAGCGCGCCCCGCGCGCCCGATACCAGGCCGTCGCCTGCGCCACGGCTGCCGCGAGGTCGGTCGCCGACCAGCCGCGTCTGGCCGCAATCTCCGCGGGCGTATAGCCCGCCCGCACGCCCGCGAGCAGGTGGCCGGCCTCGCCGAGCAGGCGCCACTCGGCCAGCGTCGAGGGGCGCACGTCGTCGAAATGCCCCGGCCGCCCCCGGATCCGCTGCGGCAGCTGCACCCACGCGACGTGGCTGCGGGCCCGCGCCCGCCGGCGCCACGGATTGAGGCTCTTGCCGCGACTCATCGCTCCTCCGGCCCCGGCAACAGCCCGACCACGCCCGCCAAGCGCTCGGGCCACGCCCCCGTCGCCGAAAACGCCTCCAACTCCTGGTCCGAGAGCTGCTCGAGCACATGGAGATGCAAGGTCGCCCGCCGCTCGATCTTGTCGCCGCTCGTCGTCAAGACCAGATCCGCCGCCCGAATCGCGTCCGCGTCCCGCTTGGCCCGCCCGACCCGCGCCCCCGTCGCCCGATCCTTCCGCCCGCCCGCCAGCTCGGCGACGTGCTCCATCACCGCCGGCGCCGCGGCCTTGGCGGCGGCCATCACGCCGTATTCCCCGCGCAGGACGCGCTCGAGCTGCGCGTCGCGCACCAACGCCACGATGCGCTGCACCGCCGGGTGCCGGAGCGCCTTCATGCCCGCCTGCTGCGTCGTGTAGCCGATCGCGCGCGCAATCGCCGCCGCGTCGTAGCCGCCCAAATGCAGCATGGCGACCGACCAGAGGCGCGTCGGCGTCGAGCGCCGCAGGTCCTCAAGCGAGGCCGTCGTGCAGCCCTCGAGCCACGCCCGCGCCGCGGCCTTGCGCTCGGCATGCGTCCGCTTGGCCGCGGCCTGCAACGCCGCCACCCGCTCCGCCAAGACCTCGGGCGGCGCGCCGCAATGCGCCCGCACGCCCGGCCCGATCCGCCCCGACGCCATCCCCGCCGGACGTAGCACGACCACCGGCTGCCTAGCGAGCGGCTCCCGGCCGGGTGCCTCCGTATTGAGCAGGAGCGCGCTGGGGTGCCGGCCCGGTCCGGCCCGCCTCGGCCCGTCCCGTCCGCCGGTGCCCCCCCGCCACCGCGCTCCGCGCGCTGGCACCAAACCCTTGCTGCGCAAGGGCTTGCGGCCCCCCCAACCTGGCTAGCTAGCCAGCGAGCCCGCTGGCTCGCCAGCTATTGGGGCAGGTGCCTTGTCCCTCCGCTCAGGCCTGGTCCTGGTTTCGCCTCGCACCCGCCTGGTGCCAACCGCACCGGCGCGAGCCCCTGCCTTGCCAGCTGCCCGGTTTCGCCTGACAGTGGCCTTGTACAGTGCTAGGGTAGGGGTGCGAGCGGAGGCGCGGAGCGCCGGAGCGGCTGTCCCCTCCGGCTGGACCATCCCAGCAGCGGATTGGGTACCAACCTAGCGGACTAGCGGCGAGGGCTGGAACGCCCTCGAGGGGCGGGCTGGTCTGGCGGATGGTTGGTCGGGTCGGGCCTGGCACGGCCGGGATCCCGGCTAGCGCGTCGTAACCACCACTTGGACTGCGGCGCGGATGCGCGGTCCTATACCATGACTTAGCTTGACGGGAAGGGGGTCCGCATGGCGGCGGTGACGGCGCGGGGGGGGGTCTTGCCGGCGGCCACGTAGAGGCGCCCGCGCCAGACGGTCCAGTAGGGGCGCTGCGGGGAGGGGGGCTCGAGGCGGCTCTGGGTGCGGCGGAGCCAGCGGGTGTAGTCGGCCTCGGTGAGGCGGCGGCGGGGGAGGCGATACGGGGCGGCGTGGCGCAGCGAGCGGAGGCCTAAGTCGCGGGCGCGGAGCGCGTCGTGGCTGCGTTTGGCCATGCTGCGCCTTCTACCAAGCCGATCCCTAGGTGCCTAGCCCGCGTGGCAGGGGGAACTGCGAGGGCTTGACGGGGCCGGGGGGCGAATGGCAGACGGCCCGCCCCGGAGAGAGCATGTTCCGTTCCCCCGGGCCGCTCGACCGCGCCGCAGCCGCCCCCGGCTGTTCCCTCGAGGCCGGGCGGCCCACCCCCCCGGGGCCGTGAGGGGGGCATGTCGGGGGCGTCGGGGGGGCCGCCGCAGGTCGTCGTGCCGGGGACGGGGTGGGTGGATGTCGCCTCGCGGGCGATCGTGCAGGTCGGCTTTCCGGTGGTCGTGGCTGGCGTGTTGCTCTGGTTCCTGCTGACCCGGTTTGAGGGCAACATGAGCACCATCACGGAGCGGATGGCGGCCAATACCGCGGCAGCGGGGCGGTTGGTCGCGGTGGAAGAGGCCCAAATGGGCGAATTGCACGCGCAAACGGACGAGTTGAAGGCGCAAACGGCGCTCTTTCACCGCTTTTTGGACATGAAACTGCGCGAGGAGCGGCAGAAACCATGAGCTGGCGGCTCGCGAAGGCCCTCGGGGGCCGATTTGACGAGGGATTATTGGGCGAAATCAACAAAAGTGCCCCCGAGCGCTCCAAAGCGTCCGATGGGGGCATCGGCGACCCCCGCCACAGCGCCCGGGTGAGCGATCACAACCCGTGTACGTGCTGTAAAGTGGTCTGCGCGCGCGATTTCACCCACGATCCCGCCGGCGGCTTCGATTCCTACGCGTTTGCGGAGTGGTTACGGCGCCGCGTGCTCTTGGGTGAGCCCCGCGTGCGCTACGTCATCAGCAACGGCAAGATTTTCAGCGGCCACGGCCAGGCACACGAAGCCGGCGCGTGGCGCCCGTACACCGGAAGCAACAAACATGCCCATCATGTGCATGTGAGCGTCCGCCACGGGCCCACATTCTACGACGACGCCGCGCCGTGGGGCTGGCCGCCGGCCCCCGCCGCGGCGGGAGGGTGACGATGGTGACGAGAACGACCCCATCCTATTGGCTCGTGCCCGATCCGCCCGACGAAGGGCCGCCGCCCCCGCCGGCGCCCGACGACGAGGACGCACTGAAGGAGCTCGAGGACCCGGAGCCCGAGGAGGGGGAGGCCGACGACGAGCCCGAGCCCGCGGGTGCATAGGAGCCGCGTCGAGGCGAGCGCCCCGACGCCGCTCGGGCCGACCTTGCGGCGGCTCGTCACGGCGTGGCTCGACCGCGCGCCCTCGACGCTCGCCGACCCGATTGGCGATCTGGTCGTGCACCTCGAGCGGTGGATCGCCGCCGGGCTGCCGCCCGACGAGGACGAATGCCCTTCCTAGGCGCGCGGGGCGCCGCGCCCGATCCGCGCGGCACGGCGGCGCAGCCGATCGCGGGCGTGACCGAATGGAACTGCCCGCGCAACGGCGTGCATGTCGTCGAGGTCCATTACACCGCCGATCCCGCGAAGCGCGATCCGGCGTGGAAGCGCGAGGCGCAGCGCGGCATGCCGCCGCGCGGCTGGCAACGCGAGTTTGAGATTGCTTTCGACTTGGCGGGCGGCGAGCCCGTGTTGCCGGAATACGTGCCCGCGGAAATGCGCCGCGCTTTTCCAGTCAATCCGAATGCCCGTCTGTTACGAGGGTGGGATTTCGGCCAGGTCTGTCCCGTCACCGTGTTTGCGCAGCTCGACGTGCACGGGCGGCTCGGCTTCGTCGGCGAGCTGGTCTTGGAGCACGCCAACTTGACGGCGCAGATCGAGGCGACGAAGGCGATGACGATCGAGCTCGTCGGCCCGGGCGCCGGCTGTTTCGACGCCGGCGACCCGGAAGCGCTGCATGAAATGGAGCTCGGGTCGATCCGCGCCGTGCTCCTGAAACACGGGATCATTCTCCAGACCTTCGCGCGCTCGAGCGATGCGTCCTACAACAATCTGCGGGATCGATTGCTTCGCCGGGTCAAGATCCCCGGCGAGGACGTGCCGTCGCCGGCGCTGCTGGTCGATCCGCGGTGCCCGATTCTCCATAGCGCGCTCAGCGGCGGATTTGCCCGACACCCCAAGACGGGAAAACCGATGCCGACGCATCCCTACAAGGATGTCGTCGACGCCGCCCGCTATCTGCACGACAATCTCCAGGGCTCGAGTTCCGAATGGATGCTGAAGCTCCAAGCCATCGCGCGCGCCGATTGCGCGTGGTAAGAGGTCGGGCGCTTGGGTCCTTTCGCGCCGCCGCCTCGTCGCCCGGGGCGGCGGCCACCGCCCTCCGCCTGCTCGACGCGCTTGCGGTGCCGGCCATTCCGGTGTGCCGCAACGGCCACGGGCCGCTCGACGGGTGGCGGTGGCGCCAGCGCGCCGGCCGCCGCGGCCGCTACTGCCGGCAGTGTAACGCCGCGGCGTTTCAGCGCTGGTACGATGCCCACAAGCGTCGCCCACGTTGACGGCCTAGGGGGCAAGCGGCTACACGGGCCGCCCCGAGGCTAAGACTCGGGGATGGCACGACGCGCCGCGGGCGGGGCCGCCGCCGCCACACTGTCGCCGGCACGCGGCGAGGCGCCGAAGAATCTCGCGCTCGACCCGCAGGTCGTCGAGCGCGTCCGGAACGAGCTCGTGCCGCTGGTGCGCCGCACGCGCCAAGAACGCAACGGCGTCTTGCGGGAACGCTGGCTCCGCTACTACCGCATCTGGTCGGTGCGCCACGACGTGCAGGGCTACCGCGGCCGCACCAATACCTACTTTCCGATCGGCCGGCGGTGGATCGAGCAGTGGGTGACGCGCCTCAAGCGCGACCTCTTCCCCGACCAAGACTGGTTTGCGTGCCAGGCGATGCGGGAGGACTTCGAGGCGCGCGTGCCGGCGAAAGTCGCGCTGCAAAAGTACTGGATGCGCCGGCACATGCGGCTCAGGAAACATGCGCTCCCCTGGCTCCGCCAGCTCGTCATGTACGGGACGTCGCCGGTGCGGAACGTCTGGCGCGCGGTCGAGCACGAGCAGACCGTGCTGCGCGACGTCCTCGACGACGACGGCGCGCCGTCGGGCAAGACGATCGAGCAAGTCGAGAAAGTCGCGGCGTTTCTCGGGCCGACCTTCGAGCCCGTCGACCTCTTCGCGTTCTACGTCTGGCCGACGACCGCCGCGGGGCTCGAGGACGCGACGCTCGCCTTCGAAGATCGCTGCGTGCCGCGGAGCCGGGTCTATGCGCTCGGCCAGAAGCCCCTCGACCCGTCCAACCCGAAAGGCGGGAACGTCTACGAGGGCGTCGACCAGCTGGTCTCGCTCTACGACCAGGCGATTGCGGCGCGCACGGGCGGCGGCGGCGGGCGCAGCCCCGAGAAGTACGACGCGCTCGCGCAGCGCTTGGCCGACAAGGGGTTCACCGCGCCGCTCGACTACAACGTGCCGGCGGCGCTCCGCCCGCTCGATCTCAGCGAATGCATGTGGACGGTCGACTTGGAGGGCGACGACGTCGCGCCGTATCTGGTCACACTCGGCGCCGACGAGATTCCGCTCCGCGTGCAGAAACGGCCGTTCTGGCACGGCGGCTCGCAGTGGCTCGTCGGCCGCTTCGTGCAGCTCGAGGAGGAGTTTTACGGCCGCGGGCTGCCGGAGATCTTCGACTATCTGCAGTACTTCGTGAACGACCTCGGCAACCAGTCGGGTGACGCGTTTGTGTGGTCGACCAACCCGATTGCCGTCGTCGATATCGGCGCCGTGCAGGATCCGACCTCGCTCCGGATGACGCCCGGCGCCAAATGGTTGGCGAATCCCGCGGGGGTCCAGTTCACGACGCCGCCGCAGGGGGCGGCGACCGCCGGCTTCACCGCGGTGCAGGGCTACGTCGGGCTGGCGGACTCGCTCGTCGCGCCGACGCCGGCGCGGCCGATGGGCACGCAGCCCGCCGCCCCGGGCGACTCGGCGGGCCTGGCCGCGCAGCTCGCCGATAGCGCCGTCGATCTGCGCGCCGTGATCGAGAATCTCGAGGACGACGTGATGGTGCCGCTGCTGGAGCGCTCCGACATCTTGACGCAGCAGTGTCTCGACCGCGACATCATCCTGAAGGTCGCCGGCAAGGACGGGCTCGAGCTCGTCGAGCACCCGATCACGGTCGCCGATCTGGTCGGCGAGTACGAATGGGAATGGCTCGGCACGACGTCCGCGCTGAATCAGCAGGTCCGCGCGCAGCAGATGGTGCAGGGGATCGCGCTGATGTCGCAGATCCCGCCCGATCAGCTGGCGGCGCAAGGCGTCACCGTGGATTGGCCCTACGTGCTCCGCACCTACTGGTCGGTCGGGCTCGGGCTCCCCGACGCCGACCGCGTCGTCAAGACCGGCAAACCGGTCGGGCCAAACGACTGGCGGTGGGAGAACGCGCTCGCCCGCGTGAACCGTGCCGACGAGCTCCGCGTGTCGCCGCAGGACGACCACACCGCGCACGTGCAGGGCCACCAGCACCTCCTTGATTCCGACACGCTCACCGAGGACGCGCGCGTGCAGCTGCAGACGCATATCTCGCACCATATCGGCCTGCAGATCGCCGCCGAGGCGCAAAAACTCGCGCAGGCGATGGCGACGGTTGCCGGGCCTCCCGGCATGCCTGGCGCCCCGCCGCCGGGAGCACCCCCGCCCGGCATGGGTGGGCCGCCCATCCCCGGCGGGCCGCCGATGCCGCCTCCCCCGGGGATGCTCCCGCCGACGGGGCCGCCCCCCATGGGCCCGCCGCCCGGGCCCGTCGTCCCGACCCCGTTGCCGTCGCCGCCCGGCGGGCCGCCGCCGCCGCCGTATATCGCGGGGATCCCGGGCATGGGGGTAAACACGCTCGCGCGCGAGGTGGGCCCCAACTACACGGTCCCGCGCCCCGAGCGCCCGCATTCCGACGCCCGCACGCGCGCGAAGGCGCTGATGGGCCTCCGCCCGCCGGCCCCGCTCGGGCAAGGGCGCATCGGGAAAACGCGCGGCATCGGTGACCTCTTCCGCGGGCTCCCGCGGCTGCCCCGATAGGAGAAAAGCATGGCGAAGAAAGGGACACTCTTCGGCAAGCCGCGCGAGGAGGTCGTAAAACATCCGGGCGCGTTCACCGCCAAGGCGAAAGCCGCGGGCAAATCGACGGGCGCGTATGCGACCCAAGTCTTGAAGGAAGGGTCGAAAGCCTCGACGCAGACCAAGCGGCAGGCGAATCTCGCCAAGACCTTCGCCAAGATCCGCTCGGGCAAGGCGAAATTCCTGGTGCCGCTCGTGCTCCTCGCCGCCCTCCCGGCGCGCGCGGCCAACGTCGCGTGCGCGTCCGGCACGTTGACGCCGACGGCGCTCGCGGCGACGGGGCCCTCCGCCAACATTCTGAACGCCCGCGCGGCCCCCGCCGTCGTCTTCCAGACCGTCCGCACCGCCGGCACGGCGACCGTGCAAATCGAGATCTCCTGTGACGGCAGCAACTGGGCCCAGGTGCAAAACTCGCCCGTCAACGTCGACGGCACGACGACGACCGCGGCAGTGTCCTTGCTCTCGCCGGCGTGCGCCTACCGCGCCAACGTGACGGCGTGCGCGTCGTGCTCAGTCACCGTCCTCTATGCGTGCTCCGGGCCGTAGCGCCCTCGTGCTGCTCCTCGCCGCGAGCGCGCTCGCACAAAGCACCCCGACGCGCGGCCCCGCCATCACCGGCCGGGGTCCGGCGACGGGCGGCCACGGGCCCGCCGCGGCGTCGGTCCTCACGGCCAAGGTGTCCTTCACCCCCGCGCAGGTCGCATCGGTCGCCTTCGACGGCGACACGATCGGGCAGGCAGACGGCACGGAAGTGCTCACCTGGGTGAACGTCGGGAGTGGCGGCGCGGCGCTCAATGCGACCGCGACCACGGGGCAGGCCGCGAAGTACTACAACGCCGTCGTGAACGGCCACGCGGTATTGCGCTACACGCTCACCCCGTCGCAGGTCGCGACCACCGCTGACATCCCCATGACGGACCGGGTGAGCATCCTCGTGGTGGCGAATTTCGCCAACACGACGCAGAACTATCCGATTCTCGCGGAGGCCGGGGCGACGGCGGGCAACACCGAGCTGCGCATGAACTCGACGGCGATGCGCCCGCAGTGGCTCTTTCGCGGTACCACGGGGATCGTCTCCCCGACCGCGCTCAACGCCGCAGAGTGGCACGTGATCGAGGGCGTTTACAACTTGACGGCAGGCGCCGTCTACGTCGACGGGTCGCAGATGATCACGCAGACGAATCCGCCCATCGACCCCGGCGTGCCGCGCACGCTCACCATCGGGCATCGCGGCCCGTATCAGTTTGTGGGCGACTTGGCCTACGTGGTCGCCGTCACGACCGACCTGGCGGACGCGGATCGCCAGAGTCTCGAGGGCTTCTTGGCGTGGCGATTCGGCCTGCAAGGTCTGCTACCCGCGGGGCACCCCTACAAGGCGAGCCCGCCCTGATGCGTGCGCCGGGCCGGAGCGTCCTCGCAGCGCTGCTCGCCGCGAGCGCGCTCGCCGTGCTCCTCGTCGCCGCGAGCGCTGCGGCGCAGACGACGCACCAGCACGGGCCGACGATGGCGACGCGGGGGCCGAGCATTGTCGGGAGCGGCCCGGCGGCCGGGGGCGGCCCGGCGGGTGGTGGGGGCGCGACGGGCACGCCGGCCCCGTCGTGGATGACGAGTATGCTGGCGGCGTGGATGCTGGACGAAGCGTCCGGCGCCCGCGTCAATATCCGCGGGAACAGCGCATGCGATCTGGCGCTCGGCAACGGGCCGATGGGGAACAACACGACCCAGGTGCGCCAAGGCACCGCGTCGCTCGAGGTGACGAGCGGGCAATACCTCGCGACCGGATGCTTTCCCGTGGCGCGGATCGTGGCACCCTTTACCTGCGTCGTCTGGATGCGGCCGACGGTCGCGAGCGGCATCGTGCAGGTGTTGAAGAACGATAACACGACGATGGGCTTCGACCTCCAATACAACCGCGACACGACCCAGGTGCTCTTCATCGGCTTTGTGCCGGGCGTCGATACCATCACGGCGTCGGTGACGACGGCGGCCAACGTATGGACCCATCTCGCCGTCACGCAGAGCTCGACCACCTCGAGCCTCTACGTCGCGGGGGCGCTCGTCGGCTCGAAGGCGCGCGCCTACACCGCGCAGGATGGCAATTTCCAAGTGAGCAATCAATTCAACGCGTTTGTCGGCCAGGTCGACGAGGTCGCGTGTGCCACCGCCGTGCTGTCGGCGGCGTCGCTCTGCCGGATCTGCTCGTGCCAGATCGATGGCTCGCAATGCACGTGCAATGGCACCGCGTTTGCAACCAAGGGCCGCAACACGACCGATTGTGGCACGTGCACCTTGCCCGTCGATTGCACTGCGGCGGCCCCGTCCTAGCGAGGAGGGTTTGACGATGGCACCGGGCCATATCTTCGATATCGTCGCGATCGTCTGTTTCGGGCTCTCGGCGATCCCGTGGCCGCCGCAACCGCCGGTCAACTTGACGGCGCTCGGCCTCGTGTTTTTCGTGTTGGGGCATCTCTTCGTCTGAGCCCCTCTTGACATCCCCCCGGGGTGAGAGGCTAGACGGCCCGCCCCGACATGGCACGCAAACGCGGCGCCGCCGTCGGGGGTGGCAAGACCAAGCCCCTCGTGGCACCGATGAAGGGCGCGAAGGGGGCCACGGCGATTCCGCCTCCGTCCCCGACCCGTGGTCGCGTCGCGATTGCGTTGCCCGTCTTGAAGGTGGCCCCCGCGACGCGCGGGCGCCCCGGGCCGCCGCCGCAGCCGGGCCGGCTGCCCCCGCCGCGGATGGGGCCCCCGGCTCCGCCCCCGCGTCGCGTGCCCGTGGCCCCCGAGACGCCGGCGGCGGAGCGCATGGAACCAATGCCGCCCCGGCCGTCCAGCACGTCGCCCCTGATGCGCCAGCGCGGGGCCCGGCAGACCATGGCGGCGATGCGCCGCGGATCGGTGCCCTTCTAATGCTGGGGCCTCCCGGCGGCGTCGAGGCGCATGACTTGGCGCAGCTCGTGGCGGAGCTCGAGGCGAGCGGCTACCACGCCCACCTCCGGGCGTACGTCGACGGCCGCATTGCGCAGCTGCTCGTCGACGACGTGACCGATCCTTACGTCGCCATGAAGCGCCGCGGGCAAGTCGAGGAGCTGCAGCGGTTGACGGTGCCGCTCTTCGTCAAAACCCTCGCACTGGCCGCGCTCTCGCAGCGGGCGGCGCGTCGCGAGCTGCTCGAGGAGACGCAGCGCGCGCAGCAGCTCCCGCGCCGCGACTGGTGGACCGACCCGATCGGTGAGGAGCCGATTCCCTGATGGCCGACGAGCATCTGACTGCCCCCGCCCCCGAGACCCCCACCCCCGACGCGCCGGCCCCCGAGGCCGGCGCCCCGCCGGCGGTCGATTGGGAGGCGCGCTTCAATAAGCTCGAGGGCGAGCTCGGTCGCGAGCGCGAGCACCGCGCCGCGCTCGAGGGGACGCTCAGGCTCCTCGCCCCGCAGCAGCCGCCGCCGCAGCAGGGGCCGATGCCGCTTGTCCGCCTCCCGCGCGAGCAGGCGCTGCGGATCGCCGCCACGCTCGGCGGGCAATGGACCGAGGACGCCGTGCAGGCCCATGCGCCGATCTTCGCGGCCTTCATGGAAACCTTGGCGGCCCCGATTCTCGCCGGGCTCGAGGGCATGGCCGACACGGTCGACTTGATTCAGGTCCGCCAAGACGTGCCGCAGTACGAGACGCAAGCGGAAGAGGCCGACCGCGTCCGCATGGAATACCGCCAACGCGGCCAGATCATCACGCGCAAGCAAGCCGTTGCGCTGGTGAAGGCGAGGCGAATGGACGATCCCAAGTATGTCGACAACCTCGTAGACGAGCGCGTGAAGCAACGCGGCGCCGAGCAGGCGCAGCGGGCATCCGCCGCCGCCGGGGCGATCACCGAGGGCGGTGCCTCGGCGCAGAAAGCCGGCCCCGAGCCGACCAAGGCACCGCGCACGCCGCCGACCCCGGAGCAATTCCGTACCATGTCGCTCGAGGAGAAACGCAAGGCGCTCGAGGGCGCTGTGATCTAAGAGGAGGCCGCCATGCCCGGCAGTACCTATAACTACAGTGACCCGGGGCTCAGTACCTCAACCACGCTCGTCAACGATCTTGCGCCACTCTGGTTACAAGACGAGCTGCTCGCCATCGCGCAAAAGTTGACGGTCTTTGCCGACATCGGCGACCAGCCCAACATGCCCGACGGCGAGGGCAAGACGTACTCCGCGCAGCGCTACGAGCGGCTGCCGTTGCCGGGCGCGCCGCTCTCGGAAGGGATCACGCCCGACTCGACGGCGCTCGTCGTCAACAAGGTGACGGCGGTGCTCGAGCAGTGGGGCATGGTCGTCTCGCTGACCGACGTGGCGCTGATGACGACCAAGCATCCGGCGCTGACCGCGGCCACCGACCGGCTTGGGAACGCGTCGGCCGAGCTGCAGGACCGCGAGATTCAAAAGGTCCTGATGGGCGGCGGCGTCGTCGTCTTTCCGGGCGGCAAGACGTCGCGCACGACGCTGGCCTCGACCGACGTGCCGACCACCGATTTCGTCTCGGGGATCGTCGCGACGCTCCGCCAGCTCGGGGCGCCGTCCTTCCCTGGTGCCATGTATGCGGGGGTCTTGGACCCGTACGTGGAGCAAGACCTCGCGAAGGACTCAACCTTCGTCTCATCGCATCAGTACGCCGAGACCACGGCGCTCATGAACGCCGAGGTGGGCCGGTGGCGTGGCGTGCGCTGGAAGCGCTCCAACCTCCTTCCGATCATCGCCTTGCTGCCGACCGGTGCCGGCGGCGTGTCGGCCGCGGCGCTGACCTCGCTCCCGACCGGCGACACCGGCTTTACCGCCGGCGCGAGCGTCAAGGTGACGGCGGCCTTGGCCGATCCGATCACCGGGCTCGATGCCAAGCAGATCGCGACGGCGACCGTGACCAATGCCGCCGCCTTCGACGTGCAGTTCACCATCAGCGGCACGTCCCCGGCGGGCCGCTACAATCTGTATGTGTCGACGGAGGGCGGCACCGTGCCGCTCTATGCCGGACAGGTCAACTTTCCGGGCCCCGGGCCGACGACCTACAACGTGGCGAAGGTCAGCGGCGGCGTGTCGCTCGCGTTCAACGCCACCGGCGCCCCCGCCGGCGCCGATCCGCCCTCGGCCACCTTCAATGTGCACGTCGGCTACATCTTCGGGAAAAGCGCGTTTGCCGTCCCGGCGCTCGGGGCGCGCGTGACGACGACGTTGACACCCGCCGCTGCGACCGATTCCGACCCCTTGAAGCAGCGCCGCAAAGCGGGCTTCAAGTTCATGACGAAGACCTGCATTCTCAATACGGATTTCTACCGGCGCTTCGAGTGCGCGAGCGCCTTCGGGTGATCCTGATGGCCCGCCCGCCCGTGCATCGGTCCGCACCGCCCGATCCCACCGACGAGCTCCCCGAGCCCGAGATGCCGCTCGAGCCCGAGGAGCTCGCCGCCGTGGCCCTCGAGGACCGCGCCCCCTTGACGCCCGACCGGCTCCACGCGCTCAATCAGACGTGGCGCGACGTCGCGCAGTATGAGGACGAGGGGAGCCGGGCGCTCAAGCGACGGATCGAGATGCGGCTCCGCCGCGCGACCCATTTGGAGCTGCATCCCGGCTGCGAGCGCGTCACCATGGACGTGCCCCCGCTCGCCAATAAGACCTTCGCGCGGATCAACGAGCGCGTGTATTTCGGCCGTGTCGAGGTCTGGGAATGCGAGGCGCGCACCTTGGCGAGCCTCATCTACGAGGCCCGCAAGGTCGAGGCGCAGCGTATGGACGACCGCCAGAGCGAGCATCCCACCATGGACCTCGATTCGCCGTTTGCCGAGCGGGCGCGGGCGATTCAACGCGCATGATGGCCCGGGGCCCCGCCGCGCGGAACGGGAATCCGTTGCCGCAGTTTTCCGGGCAGCTCGTGAAAGCCACGGGCGAGAATGAGCACGTCACCATTGCGTTTACGGCGCGCACGCCCGACGAGCTCGAGGCCGCGCTCGCCGCGGCGGGCACCGCCGCCGTGAAGCGGCTCCACGCCAATAACGCCGCGATCGCGAGCGCCGGCGACACCTTCGAAGCGCGCCAACGCCAAGTCTATCAGAACGCCGTCGGGCAGCTCCGCCGCGAGCTCGGGTTGCCCGACCCGCCCACGGAGGAGGACGCGACTGGTGCCGACCATCCCGCCGGGGCGGTACACGCGGCAGAAAATCCGTGACCTCGCGCTGAACCGCGCGGGCAATCGCGCCCTCGACGCCGACGCCGCCGACTTTCTCGCGCAGCACCTCTTCGAGCTCTACACGCTCGCCGACTGGCCGTTTCTCTACGTCTCGGCGGCGTTGACGCTCGCGGGCCCGACGGTCGCCCTCCCCGACGATTTCGTCGCGGCGCAGGATGACCACGCGTTTCAGATCGTGGCGATTGACGGCTCACCGCAGGCGAATGTCTTTGCGCTCGAGCTGTCCCCGGAGGAGCTGGCCGCCGTCGCCCCGCCGCCCGGCTCGAGCGCGGGCGGCGTGCCGCTGTATTGGGCCGTCTCACGGAGCGATACCACCGCGAGCGTGGCGCCCAACCCGAGCGGCCGGCGGATCGACGTGCTCTTGCGCTACAAGCGGCTGCCGCCCGA